AGAAAGCGCGACAGTGTCAACACGTTGTGCTGGACGTCGATACTTACAAAAGAGAACAACAAGATGACTGAACTTCGTCTTTTAGCTGGAAACAACTACGCCTCAGATAACGTTCAAGTTTGTAGTCATGCGCTGTACACCGTGTATTGTCACACGAACGTAGTCACGCAAAAAAAATACATTGGGCTAACAAAGAAATCAGTAGAACGACGTTGGCAAGAACACGTTGCTTTAGCTTACGACAAAAGAGCGAGAAGCAAGTACAGAAGATTTTGTTTTCAGGATGCCATAAAAAAACACGGTGTTGACAGCTTTGAACATTTGGTTTTGCAGTCAAACATCTTAACGCTTGAAGAAGCTTGTCAAGCAGAGCGTTTTTGGATTGCAAAACTCGGAACTCAGTACCCAAATGGTTACAATTGCACAGCTGGTGGCGGTGGCATCGTGATGACAGAAGAGTGTAAATTACGCCACCGGGCAGCAACTGTTGAAGCGCTGTCTAATCCTGAAGTTAGACAAAGATATCTCGAGGGAATTCGACGTGGTCACAGTACACAAGAATTCATCGTGAACAACAGAAAAGCTCAGAAACTCGCGCAGAATCGTCCCGATGTCGCAGCCAAGAAAAGCAAGAAAATGAAAGATCTCTGCAGCCAAACAAACTACAACTCACCGTGTGCTAAACGAGTGGCACAGCTCGACAAGTCGGGTGATATTTTGGCAGTTTATGCTTCTGCGACAGAAGCTCACAAGATCACTGGCGTGAATTATTCTAAAATCACCGAAGTCGCGAGGGGCTATCGTAGTCGTTCTGGTGGATTTGGTTGGAGGTACACAAATGACTGAACTTCGTCTTTTAGCTGGAAACAACGACAACTTTGATTACGAACTAGTCAAAGAAGGTCATGACACCCTATCGCCAAAGTACCTGTTGAAGGGTGTCTTGCAGAAAGCTGATACCTTAAATCAGAACGGCCGGATCTATCCGCTAGCTATCCTTGAACGTGAAGTGCGGAACTATCAAAAGTTCATTGTCGAGAACAGAGCTCTCGGTGAGCTCGATCACCCAGAGTGCGTACCGGGAACGACAGAGATTTTCACGTCTTCTGGTTGGAAGAAGATCAGCGACATCTTAGAAGACGAAGTTGTAGCGACGTTGAACGTCGACACAAATGTTATAGAGTACCAGCAGATCTCAAAGAAGATTGATCAGCATTATAAGGGAACGATGTATTCGTTCAAGAACGCTAGATCTTTTGACATGCTTCTCACGCCGTCACACCGTGTGTTGGTTTGGGACAGACTTGGTAAGCCGTATTTTGTCACTGCAGAAGAAGCTTACATTGCTAACAAAGACAAAGACTCTGCGTTTTCACACAGCTGTCTGAAAAGGTCAGGGACGTGGTTCGGTGAAAACTCGCTGACAATCGAAGTAGCTGGAAAACAGATAGCAACAACATTGTGGGCAGCTTTTTTGGGAATTTACCTTGCAGAGGGTCACGCTGCTGGTGTTCTTTCTGGAAAGATGAAGACTCGAAAAAGCCAGCAGACTGTAGTTGTGACGCAGAAAAAAGCAGAAACTCGTGAAATCATCGGTCACATGATGAGTTTCTTGCCGTGGGACGTCAAAGAAATTGCGCAAGGTTTTGTGATCACTGACAAAGAGCTTTACGAACACTTGTTCGTGTTGGGTGATTCTCACACAAAACACGTACCAGAATACGTGAAATCTTGGTCACCAGCGCTTTTAGGCATCTTACTCGATTGGATGTTGCTTGGTGACGGCCGCAACCGACGCAGTGGTCACAAGAGCGCCGGCGCGATCATTTCAGAGTACTGTACCACGTCTCCGGTGCTAGCAGATAACGTGTACGAGATTATGTTAAAACTGGGTTTCGGTGCGACTGTACACGTTTACGATCAAACAGACCGTTGTTCACCAGACTACAAGACTACTGGACGCATGATTCTTGCGAAGAATTCAAAACCAATGCACATTGTGTGTCAACACAGCTCTGTTGGTATGTCTTTAGACCATCGATTCATGCTCGCTGAAAAAGTTGATTACGACGACAGAGTTTACTGTGTCGTGGTCCCGAATGGAACGTGGTTGATGCGTTACAACGACAAGGTTTGTTGGACGGGTAACTCGTCTATTGTCAATCTCAAGAACGTCTCTCACATCGTGAGAGAAGCACACATTGAGAACGGTACTGTCGCTGGGACAGTCGAGATCCTCAATACACCGTCTGGAAAGACGCTGCAGTCTTTGATTGACTCGAAAGTCAAGCTTGGTATCTCGTCGCGAGGCGTCGGTTCGACTCGAAAGCAGAACGATTACCACGTTGTGCAAGACGACTTTCAGTTGATTTGCTGGGATGTAGTGAGTGAGCCTTCAACGCCGGGTGCATTCTTGATCCCTGAGGGCAAAATCATCAGTCTGCAAGAGCTACACAAAGTGTTCAACCGTAGCGACAGGATCGATAGAGTGTTAAATGACATTCTTTCTTACAAGTGAAGGGTGTCACGACTTAGCTATGAGACTAAAATCGTTTGTTTGTGCTGAGTGTGACAAGGCGTTCGCTCGCCGCAACGGGCAACGAGTGTACAAGTTCTGCTCTAGGTCGTGTTCTTCTAAACACGCTGTCAAATCGGGAAGAACCTGTCTAGGCAACAAAGAGTACGAAGCACTCAGGGGCAAAGAAGCTGCAGATCTTCGAAAGCACAAAAAATCTATCGCTTCTGCAAGAAAAAACACGGGTCGAGTCCTCTCAGACGCGTCAAAAAAGAAAATTGCGGCTTCGTGTGCTGGTGTTCCAAACGTCCTGAAGGGTAAAACGTTTGAGAAGTTCTACGGAGCAGAGAGAGCAGCTCTGCTTTCAGCTCAACACTCTGAAAGACTGAAAGAAGGTTTCGCGTCCGGTCGAATCAAACCGACTGCTAGGTCGCGTTCTGCACCAGTCTTTCGCGGTGTCAGGCTGCGTTCTTTGTTAGAGCAAAGCGCAATCGAGTTTTTAGAACTACGGGACGGGCTAGTGTTTGGAGAGACTCTGACGTACGAAGATCCAGCGACTCGCGTACAGTGGTGTGATCTACGCGGTAGATCTCACACGTACCACCCAGATCTTTTTGACAAGAAGAACAACGTAGTCTACGAAGTGAAGCCAGCGTGGCTCGTTGCAAAACCCACAGAAGAAATGACGAGAAAGTTTTCTGCGCTAGAGTTAACTGGTAAGAAAAGCTTATATTTAACTGACGCAGACATAAAGGAATTTCGCAATGCCACTAGATAACCCAGCAGCAGGTTTTGGATACGCAACAGAGTTTCAGTCTTCTGGCTTACCATGGCTGACGTCGTCAGTTGCACCAGCTGTGGGTTCACCACTCGAGTTTGATTTTCCGAAAGTGACGCGTTTTGTCTGTGTGTCAAACACAGACTCAAACGTTGCACACACGCTTTCATTTGGATTCACTCAAGCAGGTGTGAAGACTTCTTCTAACAAGTACGTCTTGTTGGGTGGACAGAACGCTTTGTTCGAGATCAGGTGTACACAGATGTTCTTACAGGGCGAAGCAGGTACGCCCACATTCAGCATCTTAGCTGGTCTCACCACTGTAGACGCGAAGATGATGCCCGTGCTGACCGGTAGTCAAGCCGGCGTTCAGTTGTGGCAAGGCGTGGGCTGAGAAGTTTTCTGACGACGTAGTAAAATGTTGTCAGGAGAAAACAATGAAAATGAACAGAGACGAGCTCAAGGCTATCATCAAAGAGTGTCTAGTAGAGATACTGAGCGAAGGGTTGGGAAATGTTTCAACTATCGCTGAGTCTAGACATAGTCACAAAAAATCGACTATCAGTGGAACTGTGCAAGCCAGCAGATCAACACAGAGAAGATTTGATCCCAGACTCGACACGCCAGCAGTCAACAAACAACGCTCTGCGCCAACACCGATTGTTGGTTCGATCAAATCTGCAGCCGCCGGGAATTCGATCATGGAGTCAATCATGGCTGACACAGCTGCGACTACGCTTCAGACCATGGTTGAAAACGGTGACAGTAGTGTCTACGGTGACTCAAAGAACGCTGGCATGGGAATGACAGAACAAGTCCGAGGTAATCCGGAAGACTTTTTTTGCGACGAAACTGTCTCTAAGTGGTCAAAATACGCGTTTGACGAACCGCTCAGCCCAGAACATCGCAACAAATAAAGCAAACTTCCCTTTGTTGCATATTTACGTCTGATATGACCAACACGAAGGGACGTCAAATGACTGTGAAACTTACCCCAAGGCTTATGAACAAGATCATCGAAGAAGAACTCAAGAAGTTCGGAAAAGTCGAACCCGTTGAAGACAGAGCCGACGACACAGAAGAGACAGACGCTGATGAATACGCTGATTCTCTTGAAAACAAGATTGACTACGCCAAAGCGTTGAAGATCGAAGAGTCTCGCCTCCAGCGTAGACTAGTCGAGATCCGAACGACTTTGAAGGTCTTGGGATCAATCAAAAGGAAGGCCTGATCTGATCACGATCAGGAAGGGTAACTGACATGTCCGGACAAGGAAAATACACGACTTATGCGCCACCAAACACACAGAAGAACCAACTTCTGCAAAAGCTGTTCGGTGCAAACACACCTGCCGCACAGTTGCCCCCGCAAATGTCTGGTGGAGCGACAGCACCAGTCTCTGAGCAAGACTGCATCAAAGCAGTCGTTGCCGTCGCAACGGCTAAAGTAGCACCCGGCCCAGACGGTCAATACGTTGGCGGTCTGCTTCCTTCAGACGGCATCCAGACTGGTAACCCTCTCTTTCCGACAGGTGTTGATCTTTCGTTTGGTAGCAGCGGTAAGCTTGGCCCAGTACCGAATGACATTTCTTCGGTCAAGTGGACAAATCCAGGCGATCCAGCTAATCCGTACGTTCCAGACATCTCTTCTCCGGGAGAGGGTAAGACTTCTGGCGCAGACAAATCTGTCGATCCGGGTATCAAGACGACTGACGTCAAACCGAATCTAGTTGTCGGCGGCCCAGAGTCTTCTACAACTGATCCATCGACGACTTCAAAAGAATTGTACTCTGCTCAGCAAATCGGTGTCCCTGGCGTCATGGGTGATTCCGGAGCAAACACTTGATCAAAGGACAAGGAAACTGATACATGTCAAAAGAACTCTATGCAACAGCGTTAGCAGAAGTCAAGCAACTGAAACAAGTTGCTGAAGACAATGCAAGACGCGACGTCTTAGAAGTTGTCACTCCGCAGATCAGGGAGTTCATCGAGAACGCTCTACTTGCAGACCCAGAATCTTCTGAAGACTTCCCTGATGGTTTCGATAGCGAACCAACGATTGGCGTTTCTTCAACAACCGCACCAGCGAATCCAACACAAACTACGTCTGGTGTTGCTGTTTCTCCACCAGCTTCAGACGGCAAGGTGACGCTCGACGTTGACGCTCTTGTTACTGAACCAACTGGTGAGCCAGTAGCACCTCCTCTCTTCGGTCTCACAGCGGGTCCGGATGGCATGGGTACTGAAGACGACACAGAAGGTGAAGAATTTGAAGTTGGTCTAGACTCGCTTGACGCTGTAAAACCAGTGGTGAGCGCTACTAAGAGTGGAATGATTGATAATTTTGAGCTCGAAGTCCACCGCATGGGTGAGAGCGTAAAGAAATTTTCCAAAGTCAGCAAGCTAGTACGCGAGACTAGAAGTTATCGTGCTCAAATTGCAAAGATGATTTCTCGCGTTGAAGATATGTATGGGTACGTACAGGAATCAATAGCTGATTCTAAGAAGAAGAGTTACTTCGAAGACAAGCTAGAATCCTATAACGCTGCATTAGGTGTACTTCAGGAGCACGCAATGAATCAAAGAAACAGAAACTCGAGGCTTGATGAAGCCGATGTTACGCTCAAGTTGACTGGCCTTCCCGACGATGTCGATCTCGACTCAGTTGGCGTTGATCTGATCACTGGAGAAGACGAAGGCGAAACTGCCGAAGGTGGAGACGAAGGTTCTGAAGGCCAACAGGGCGCAGAAGATTCTGACCAAGGCGGTGAAGGTGGAGACGATCTCGACCTTGGCGACCTTGATCTTGGTGACGAAGGTGGACAACAACAAACTCAACAGGAAAACAAAATGAGACTCACAGACGATACAGTAGTCGAAATTGACGAAGGCATGCTTCGTCGTGAAATCAAGCGAATGAGGCAGCTCCGTGAAGAGAAGGGTTTCACACCATTCGGCAATGGTGCTGATCACATCGATAACTTTGGCGGCGGCAAGGACGAAGGCGAATACTGGGACGCCGACATGCCCAACAAGACTGACGCAGTTGCTGCACTTCCACTCGGCGAGAACGACGAAGCCGACGAAGACCAAGACGACCTCGACGAGCAAGACGACGCAGGCATGGACGAAGCTGATCAAGATCAAGACCAAATGGACGAAGACGATTCGTGTGGTATGGACCAAGCTGATCAAGACGACCTCGACGAATCTGACGACGATGACCTCGACCAGATCGGTGACCGCCGCACTCGTGACGACTTCGGTGGCTCAGCAACCTCAAGCCCGTCTGTTGACAAGGACAACCCGTTGAACCGTGAATCGATCCAACACAAGATTTCTCAAGAGAAGAAGCTCCAAGAACGCGCTAAGAAGGTCGCTTCTAGGATCAAGCTCGAAGCCCGCAAGGCAAAGGCAGCAAAGTCTGCTAAGCGTTACAACGAAGCAAAGTCTCGTTACCAGAATGTCGCAAAGACGTTCAACGAGAGCGTGAAGCGCACACAATCACTCACCAGGTTGCTCGAAAGCAACCGTAGGACGCAAGCGGCTGGCAAGAATGCCTCCGCAAACAGGCTAGCGGAGACAAACACAGCCCTCCGCGCTAGGTTGGCAGAAACGAATCTGTCGAACGCGAAGCTGCAGTACACTAACAAGCTCTTGCAGGAGCAGCGCCTCAGCTCAGCCCAAAAGGCCCAAGTTGTCCGCGGCATCCAGTCTGCAAAGACGCTACGAGACGTGAAGCTTGTCTTTGAGAGTGCTTTGTCAATTCTCTCTGACAATCGAAGAATCACCGAACAACGCACTCAGGGTAACTCTTCACGAGTGACTCGTCCTGCGTCGACTCCAGTCGTATCTGAAGGGTACGAAGTCAACAGGTGGTCGAAGCTCGCCGGCATCATCAAGGGATGAAGCCAAGTTTGACATGACTGTAACAGAAATAAACAACAACCTTTAAGGAGATTCGAATGTCTATGAAATATTTTACCCTTGACCAACTGGCCAGGGGCATCAGAGAACGAAATGTGGGAGTCGAACGTGCTCGACTCGTTGAAAAGTGGAGCCGCACCGGCTTGCTCCGCGGCCTAGACGGTTTCAAACGTGAGACCATGGCACAGTTGCTCGAAAACCAGTGCGCTCAAGTCCTCAAAGAAGGCGCAGCTTCTCTCTCTGGCGGTGGTGGTGCTGTCGCTTCCTCTGGTCAAGTGACTGGTTTCTCGAACATCGCTTTCCCGATCGTCCGTAGGGTGTTCGGCGGCCTCGTTGCTAACGAGATCGTTTCCATCCAACCGATGTCACTCCCGTCAGGCCTCATCTTCTACTTGGACTACACTTACGGCAGCAACGTGGGTGGTGGTGCAGGTTCGGGTCTGAGTTCGTCGTCAACTTACGAGACTTACGCGTCAGGGCAGTCTCTGTACAACAACCCCGTCGGTAAGGGCGTCCAGTCGGGATCTCTTGCGGCTGGTGGTATGTACGACCTCGTCAACGTGGGTTACTCACGTGTACACTCAGCTTCACTCGGCGTCTCTGGCTCTAACCTCAACGTCGGTGTGTGGAACAGCGCAAACACTTGGGTCCAGGGTGGAACGGTCTCGATCGACACCATGTTCACCGGTACGAACGCTGCTCTGTGTAACTTTGACCCGCAACTCCAAGTGGACTTGCAGACTCAAGCAGTCAACTTCACCTTCGTGATGTTGTCGACTGCTGCGATCCTTGCTCAGATCCCGAAGGGTGACTTCAACTCAGTCGAGCAGATCGGTCTGTTCGGGTTCCAAGCTGCTAACGGCGCGACTGCTTGGTCACAAGCTTACCAATCAGGTGTTGGTCTCTACAACCTGCGTCGTTTGAACCAACGCGGTGACTGGAACGGCACGACCTTCACGCCCAACCCGCTGAACGGTGCATACATCAAGTTCGTTGTTGGTCTGTCCAACGGCGGCGCAGTCCCGACAATGAACACTGCAACACAGATCGTGTCTATGGCGATCGCTGACGGTCTCACCGTCGACGGAACCAACGGCTCGACACTGACGATCCCTTCGTTCGAGTCTGACTTCAGCACCACGCCCTCGCCGGCCATCCCGGAAATCGACATCAAGATCGAATCGATCGCGATCACTGCGAACACACGTAAGCTTCGTGCTCGTTGGTCGCCGGAACTCGCACAGGACCTCAACGCGTACCACTCGATGGACGCCGAGGTCGAGCTCACGAGCATCCTCTCTGAGCAGATTGCACTCGAAATCGACCGCGAGATCTTGCAAGACCTCGTCACACAAGCAAACGGTGCAAACTTGTACTGGAGCCGCGCTCCTGGCCGCTTCGTCAACAAGGTCACCGGCGCTCCGATCGCACTGGCTTCGAGCCTCTCAATCGGTCCGCAGTTCACCGGTACGATCCGCGAGTGGTACGAGGGTCTCATCGAGACGATCGTCGACTGCGCGAACACAATCCACCGCAAGACTTTGCGTGGTTCGGCGAACTTCATCATCACGAGCCCCGACGTCGCGACGATCCTTGAGTCTTCGATCCTTTACAAGGCGAAGTTCAGCATCGACGGCACCGGCCAGATCTCTACGCCTTTCACAATCGGCGCAGAACAGATCGGTACGTTGTCGAACCGCTTCACGGTCTACAAGGACCCGTACTTCCCACGCAACAGGATCCTAGTCGGGTTCAAGGGCGGAACGTACCTCGAGACTGGTTACGTGTACAGCCCGTACGTTCCACTGATTGTCACGCCGACAATCTTCGCTCCTGAGGACTTCACCCCGCGCAAAGGTGTGATGACCCGATACGGGAAAAAAATGGTGAGATCGGACTTCTACGGGACAGTCACGATTCTTGACATGAATATTATCTAACGTAGTGCCACTTTTTAGTGGCTCTCGTTACTCTTTCAAAAGGCCCTTTTGGGCCTTTTGTCGTTTTTAGGGTGTTACGACTTGTTCAATGGCTGTCATGACTTTGCTCTTAGGGTATTATGACAATGTGCCATTTATGGGTGTATAATCTTTAAATGGGAATCGGTGTTGACAACGTTGAACAACAATGTCTAGAGTGTGGTCGCACTTGTTGTAATCGAAGGTCGCTTGGGAACCACGTAGCAAGATCACACAAACAGCTTGCGAGCTTAGAAAAATACGTGCTCAAACACAATTTGAACGGGATAATTCCAAGTTGCAGATGTGGTTGTGGTAAAAACGTATTGTGGCACAAACTGTTGTATTGCTACAACAATTTTGTGAACGGGCATAACCCTAGCAATTTTATTGGATTTCAACATTCAGCTGAACAAATAAGCTATCGAAACGAACAGATTCGTAAAACGTACGAAACTAACCCGAACTTGTCTGACAAAATCGCTGCTTCTGTAGTTCAAGCGTTCAAAGATCCAACTAAGAAGAAAAACTTACACGACGGTCAGGTTCGTGGTTGGAAAGACCCAGTCAGACGTCGAAAATTGTCTGAACGTAACATAGCGATGCTAGAAGCAGGTATCATCGGCCCACAAGCTCCATTCAAGACGCAGTGGATCCTCAACCCATTCACGGGAAAACAAGAGTACATGCATTCTTCTTGGGAAACTGCTTTTTTACAGCAATGCGCGCAAAAACAACTTCCAGTCTCTAAAGTCCATTCGATACGAATTCCTTACACAGACAACAAGGGAAAAGAACACATCTACATCCCAGACTTTGTCACGATGAGCAAAGATTCAAAAAACTTTTTGTTTGAGATCAAGGGCCGTGAAACAGATATCGACAAGATCAAGTACACTGCAGCGACAAACTGGTGCAACGTAAATGGCTACGAATTTATCGTCGTTTACGCAGTAACCGCTAGTACAACTCTCTCCACTTAGGGTATTATGACTTCATGCCGTTTGGAGACTCAAAAGAGTGCGACTGCCGCGAGTGTGGTCTAGAATTTGCTCACGCGAAGAAGCTGTCTGAACACATCAAGAAAGTTCACAAGTCGAACTCAGTCGACTACTACGTCAAGCACTTCTTGTCTGGCACCAAGCCGTCCTGTCCAGCGTGCAGCGCTGAGCCACGATTTGTCAGCTTGAGCGCTGGGTTCAAGAAGTTCTGTCCAGAGCACCGCAGCGTCGCAGAGAGCTTGGGCGGCCAGGCGGGTGGAAAGACAAAGAAGACGCAGAAGCCGCGAGCAACGCAACCCGAGATCCAAGCACCGCCGACCATTGTCCAAGTCGTCGCTGCACCCGTTCTTGTAGCTAACAGCAGCGGTCACAAGTTCGACGAGGTCGTTGACTTTGTCAAGTCGCTCGGTGTCGAAGACGTCGAGCTGCACGTCAGCAACGTGGTCTCTCAGTTCTCGCTCGACTTGTGGATCCCGTCGAAACGCACTGCGATCGAGTACCACAACATCGACTGGAAGAACGGAAATGTAAAAGAAGACGTCTTTGTAAAGAACACACACCGCAAGAAGTACCTTGCTTGCCGCGCTGACGGCGTCAGGCTGCTGCAGTTCTTCAGCGACGAGTGGAACAACAAACCAGACATCTGTAAGTCGATGATCAGAAACGCTCTCGGAAAGTCAACGATCGTGTTGAGCGCTCGGCACTGCAAAACTGTCGCAGTGACTCAAGCAGAGAGCAAAGCGTTCGCTGACGCAAACCACGTCTCTGGAACAACGAGGGCTCGACACCACATCGGGCTAGTGCACAGGGAGCTCGGTTTGGTCGGGCTCGCGACGACACGCACACCCATCCAGAAGAAGTACGGCAACGTGTGTGAACTCGCTCGAATGTGTTTCCTCAAGGACAGCTCGATCCGCGGGGGAGCTTCAAAGCTGCTCTCACACGTAAAAGAAGTCGCGAAGAAAGACGGTTTCTCTGGCTTGCTGTCGTACTCTGAACTCAGGTACGGAGAGGGCAACGTGTACAAGAACTGCGGGTTTGAACTCGTTGACGAGACAACTGTGAATTACGGCTACAGCGACGCAACAAGGCGCTACGACAGGTTCAAGTTCCGTGCGCAACCGGGTAAGACAGAGAAACAAGTTGCACAAGAGGCAGACGTCAGGACTGTGTGGGGAAGCGGAAATAAGATCTACTTGCTCAAGTTTTGATGATCTGCGCGTTGTTTGTTGTCGCAAAATTTGATACTTACTCACGTGCTAATCACAATCCGTGAGCTCAAGACGTACATCTCAGTGTCAGATTTGCTCCTCTCTGAGGCTTTGAACGTTGCAGCCATGGCAAATAGAGGCTTAGCAACGAGGGGGCTCGTGACTCAAGCTAGCGCAAAGAGCACTGAATCGATCGTTGCAGTTTCTGCTAAACAGACTGAGTTCTACAAGTCGTACGGTGGAGAGATACCAAAAGTCTTGGGAGCTGCTGTGTCGACGCAAGACTTGTTGGGCAGGAGACTGAACACGTTGTACGCTGACGACGCTACAACAGCAGTCATGTTACTTGCTGCTTCGTTTGAGAAGTGGGAGTGGGTAGTTCCAGATCAGAGCGTCTCACCAGCAGCTAGACAGCTGTTGAAACGATATTTCGAAGAATTCAAAGACGACGCCAGCAAGATCCAGCTCGGAGCTGACACAAAAAGAAAAGACCCAAACGATCCAGATTTCCTCAGAGCAGCGTACTTGGGTCCAGTTGGATTTGAGCTCAACAGAGCAGTCCAAACGGGAGAGGCGGCTGTGATAGCGACGATAGAGCCCGAAGACTTGAGCAAAGAAGAGATCGCGAACGTAAAAGACTGGGTCACTAACAGAGCAAAGAAGGGCTTTAGCGAAGCGTACGGTGACGATGCACGTACAAAGATCCCAAAAGAACGCACAGAAGAATAAATGTTTGTCAGTTGTACATAGAGCTCTGTTTTGTTACTACTAAGACTGGGAGTTACACAACACACATGACAAATCGAAACGCAATCATCGTAAACCGCACTGACAAGACTGGCAAGATCCGCACCGAGACGGCTCGCCGAGACGAGGGTACTGCAAACTTCGCGCTCACAACGAACAAGTCACGCAATGCTTCGAAGCTCTTCATCGACCTCGCTGACGGTACTACGGTCAAGCTGAACGGACACGAAGTCCAGACGCTTGCTCGTATCTTCGACAAACACTACAGCAATGTCTAAAGTCAAAACGAGAGTCGTTTCAGCGGCTTTCGGTGACCCGGGTGACGAAGTCTCCGTCTCCATCTCTAGGGATGGGGACGGTTCTCTTATGCAAGTAGAGACTTCGTTGATCAAGTGGAACACACGGATCGTTGAAGCTGTGATCCCGCGCGGTTCATACGAACTACACGTAGCAGAAGAGCTGTCGACAGACAACGTCGTCTGGCACACGTTCGACATCGTAGACGAAGATTCTTACGAGCGTGCAAAAGAACAAGTCAGACTTTTGCAGCTCACTACGTGAACAAACGATCTCTATTGACATAGAGTATCACAACGGGGGTGCACAGGTTTTGATTCAGTTGTGTCATCTCGTGATGCAGGTACTGGTGCATGAGGGTCCAGTTTTAACCCAAGTGACGTATAGATGCCAACGACAACGGCCTCACACCTTACGCTACAGCAGCGTAGGGGACGGGTGGCGAGCAACCTAGGAAAAGAAAGCTCGTGGCCCACCGTGTGACAGGGTGAAGTTTGCAAAGACGGTTCAATCTGCAAACCAGGGAAGTCGTTTCGACAGAGCCACCTGACAACAAACGCTCGGTCTTATAGACGAACGTGGAGTCGAAAAATACACGTCAAACCTGTGGATGAAGCACGTGATGAGCAACGGAACACGAAAGTTCGATTCTTTCCACCTCCACCATTTACAGCTTGTAACAACGATAGAAGATACCCACATGCCAGCAACGACAGAGCTCATCTTGGAGCAGATCAAGAGTCTAGAAGAAAAGATCACTGAAATGAAAACACTCGGTGCACCAACGATGTACCTTGATGCAGAATTAACTTCTCTCAAGCGCAAGCTCAATTCAGCAAACGATAACTTGAACGAATCTCGGATCTTAAAGGGATGAGCGACAAAGACAGTCGTCAAAGACAGCTAGAATCTCTCGTTGAGAGGATGATGGCTGTTGTAGTGTCTGGTGGTGACTTGACTGAGATCAAGAAGCAAATTGCTGAGTTTGAGCTACAGAAAGAAAAAAGAAATGACTCAACAAAGAGTTGACTTGTACCAACCGATCTACGCCACAAGACCCAACCCACCAGTTGTCTTGAACGTCGGCGTGCCAAATTCGACTAGCATCAGCGAAGGCGTCCCTTCTGCTGCAATCCGTCCAGTGAAGTACGTTCTTATTTCTGCGCTTCCAGACGAACTCAAACACCGCGTCCAGTTGGCTATCGACGTGATCACGTCAGGATTCTAGCCCATGGCATATCACGGATTTTTGTCTCCTCTGAAACGTGGGTTGTATGAACTGCCGCACCCGCCGTCAGTCCTTGAGATCGGTATCGACAGAGCAGTGACGTTTTTCACGCTAGCTACGTTCCTTGTGCGTACAAAGGAAGAGTTTTCTATAACTGGGATCGATGTCCTAGTACAGGAACAAGTCCAGATCATGGTGCAGCACCTAGATCGGACTGAAAAACAGGCTGTCAATCTCGTTGAAGACAATAGTTTGAATGTGCTACCGAAGCTAGTTGAAGCTGGTGTTACTTTTGATTTGATCTTAGTCGACGGTGATCATAACTACCACACAGTCAAGCAAGAGCTGAATTATCTAGACAAGATCTCGCGTCCACACACTATCGTCATAGTCGACGACTACTCTGGTAGGTGGAGTGATAGGGACTTGTTCTATTCTGAACGTCCAGGTTACGAAAACGTGAAGTGTGCTACACCACACGTAGACACTGAAAAACACGGTGTCAAGTCTGCAGTCGACGAGTGGTTGGCAGCAAACGAACGCTGGTCTGGCGCTAAAGAGCTACCTGGTGAACCGATCGTCTTGAGACAGAACCAGAAGTTTACTCGTTAGATCACCTTGCTATCCTGATAGTTAGAGTGAGCTACGCAAACGTATGCATTGTACGTTTTGTCGTTAAGGGCATGAAATGGCCCACGAGGAAGTTTCTATGGCCACTAGAAGTAACAAACTGACGCGTAAGGTTAATGACACCAACGAGTCGCTTTCTGGGTACAAGACGAGGTCTCCCGGGAGGATGATGATGGTGGGTTCTGATCACGAAGTAGCTGAAGACGAAGAGCTCATCAACGACGCTGATTGTGAAGAACAAGACGTGTCTGAGTCTGTGCGATCTAACAGACTGCTTCGCACTGCTATCAGGTACTTTGTAGCTGACGCCAAAAGTTAGGACACTTCTCGTCATGGAGTCCAGCAAACTCACAGATTCGTGTTGTACAGTCCAGGTCAGGTATAGATGACAGCAACACGAGTCGTAGACGACCACTTTGATCTACAAAACTCAGGCGTAGTCCCGCACTCTACGCTAGACAACATCGTTACGTCAACAACATGGTTGGTAGTCTCTGGATCAAATCCGCTCCCAGCGCAGTCTAGGATACTTGTCGCAGGCGCCGGTATATCTCTTGTAGACAACGGTCCGGGAAGTACGCTAGTCATAACTAGCACTGCTTTAGCGACTGGGTCAAATACGTCGTGGATGGAGAGGCCCATCGGGTTGGCAGACGGTGTCAACAAGACGTTCCAACTTGGACACGTACCCAATCCAGCTTCAGCAGTGATGTTTTTTGTTAACGGACTTCTGCAAGAACAGGGTACTGGGAGCGACTACAACATAGTCTCTGGGTCGACTATACAACTTTTATACAACTATCGTAGCGGAAGTAATTTACGAGCCACGTACCCTTACTAAGCGTAGATTGATACTTACGTGACAGAGGTAAAATGGCTCGTACGTTTATCGACCAACCTACGCAAGTTTTCAACACAGATTCTTACAACGACGCTTTGACTTTGGGCATAAGCCTACAGACTAGTTCGCTCAATCTTGAGTCTGACTTGAACGCTCTGAGGACGCAAGTCCGTCAATTGATCTGGGCTTCTCAGACTGGTAGCTGGTACGATCAAGTGCAGGGTGTAGCAAATCTTTCAACTGCTCGCGGTGTCAACCAACTGAATTTGTCTTTGACAAATGTTGAAAACCAAAAGTTCTTGTTTGACGTCCAGTGTCTAGCAATGGTTTCTGTTCCAACGGGCAGCAACTTCATTAGCTTATCAGCGTCTGGTTCGACTGCGCCAACTGGATTAGCAGCAGTCGGTCTTGGTTCGACAACGGGCTCATTCACAGGTACTATAGTGGCAACGCTCCCTGGACAGCCGGGATCAGCACACAGTATCAATCAAGTGAGTGGTTCGTCACCGATCTTACCGAGAAATTTGTGTGTCATCAGAGACTATTACACACACGAAACAATCTTAGACTCTGCTAACAACAACTACGAGATCTACGGCTTGCTTCAGGTAGAATCAGGTGCGATCGATTCAACGCCATTTGCTGACACTACACCCGGAAGGACACAGATATCTTTCGTTGTGGAATCACCAACTGGATACCTCAAAGCTTCTTCTGCGGCCATCGGAGGAAGAGTGATAAACTACCAGTACCGCAAGCGCGTTACTTACCTGAATCTCCCAGAAGACGCTTATGCTAGTACTGTATTCGTGGACGTGCTTCCCAACATTAGCTCTAGCGGCGGTGGCGGTGCACAACTGAGCGACATCACGTTGCAACGAGCTATAGCCAACCAATTTGCGACTGTCACGCAGGGAAACAGCATCGCAATCCAGATCGCCCCGGGTCAGTCTTGGTCATTTTTAAGCGGTTCGACACAAATCTGGAGCCTGTCTTCTAACGCAGCTGGAAATTCTTTACAAGAAAACGTCGCCGTTTGGGGTTTGTCTAGTTCACTACCGGCTGCTTTTCAACAGGGTATCTCAGCTGCAACAGGTTCTACGACTATCAACGTCGGTGTGACACCTGGAACTATCAACACTCTTACTGGCTCATCGCTGACGCTAAGCGCTGGAAACCAGTTGAATTTTTCTGACGGCATGATCGGATTTTCTGCTTTTTCTGGTACACTGCAGCTTGCGAATAGCGTTTCTCAATGGAACGCTTTTGCTGCTGATTTTGGTTCTACTAGCACGATCATTGGAGCACTAAACTTCTTGTCGCAGTCTCTCAGCGGTTCGTTAGTGAGGACGCGTGCTACGGCGGGTGTTACGACGAGAACGTCTGCTTACACAAACATCACGTACCCAACTAACTTAGACGCTCAGTTGTTGAGCTACGTCGGTAGAGATTTTGTGAAAAATGTTAACGTTTACTTGAACGGAATCCTTTTGCTCCCTGGACCGAATGCTTCTACGCCCAACGATGTTTATCCGGGTACTAACGTAGCTACTGGTGATCTGGTGTTTCCGTATTCTCTACGTTCTGGAACGCAGTTGACGATGGAGCGCTTCTAATTTAGCGAGTTGTGTACAATCTAAGAATGAGTGAATTTCAAGAAGGCAAAGTCGCTGCGACTTTTGCTGTTGGCTACCGCGTAGAGAACACGAAAGAATCTTACGAAAAAGAAGCTTTTTCTCTTTCTGCTATGAAGACAGCATTTGAGATGGTCGCACACAGA